CCTTATGGGAGATGGTATTGAGGGTCCTCCAAGTGAAGACGCTATTAACGACCCAACGCAGCAGCAAATGATGGGCATTGAAAAGAGCCAAGAAGCTGCAATTAGAGAAAGACTTGTCACTGAAGCCTACGGAACTAAAATTCCTCAGAGGAGAGCAGTAGACAAGTAAAAAAATAAATAGCAATATAACGAGATTTTTTATCCTAAATGGTATGAAATTGTCTTGTTAAACCCCAACGTGATACGCCGCAAGGCATACGGACAACGACACAAGAAAAACAGGTGACTAATAATGGCTGATAATCAAGATGTATTTGAAGCAGCAACTGCAGCAGCAGTTGTAGCTCAAGAAGTGAGTGAACCAGTGGACCAGGTTTTTACTGCAGATGACCTTGCAAAGGCTCGTGCGCAGGAGAAGTCTAAGCTGTATCCTCAAATGGAAAAGATGGCTAAGGAACTTGATGCTTTGAAGAAAGCACAAGAAGACGAAGTCGCACGTAAAGCTGCTCACGAGCAGTCAGTACGTGAGCTAGAAGAAAAAGCTAAAAAGTCCAGGGAAGAAGAAGAACTTTCTGCCAAGGAACTCCTCGCTAAGAAGGAGCAAGAATTCACTTTTCAATTAGAAAATGAACGTCTTGAAAGAGAAAAAGCTTTTGCTCTTCTGCATAAAGAACAAGAACTCAACTACCTTACAAATTATCGTGCAACTCGTGTAGAGCAGGAACGTGACAACATTGTTCCTGAACTCATTGACCTTGTTAACGGTAATACGCAAGACGAGGTTGAGGCTAGTATCACGCTATTGCGTGAGAAGTCACAAAGTATTTTGCAATCTGCTCAGGCAGCAATGCAATCTGCAAAGCAACAAATGGTAGGCGCACGAGTTACAGCGCCTGCATCAGGACCCCTGGATAACAATTCGGAAAACAATTCGTACACGCCTGATTCAATCAGGGATATGTCATTGGCAGATTATGCGAAACAAAGAGCCAAGCTTCTTGGCACTGCAGCCAGCAACCGTGGTCAGGGACTGTTCGGTTAATCCCCCACCAACCAACTACTGAAAGGACTTGACCTAAATGGCAAGTGCAATTACAGGCTCCTCGCAACTAGCGAGTGCTCCAACAGCTTACTCTGGTTCAAACTCATCTTTGAACCAAGCAATTCAAACAATCTGGTCAAAAGAAATTTTGTTCCAGGCAATGCCAATTCTTCGTTTTGAACAGTTCGCAGTAAAGAAGACTGAACTAGGTGTAGCACCTGGTCTTCGTGTGAACTTCCTTCGTTACAAGAACTTCGCAGTAGACCCATCACCTCTTACTGAAGGTGTCCGTATGACAACAAACGCTCTCACAGCAGAGCAGATTGCAATCACAGTTGCAGAACACGGCTACGCAGTAGCAGTTTCTGAACTACTTTTGAATGCATCATTTGATGACGTAATGGCTTCAGCCTCACGTCTTCTTGGTCGTCACATGGCACAGTACCTAGATGTACAAGCACGTAACACACTTTCTGCAGCAACTTCTGCAGTATTTGGTTATGACCGCTCAGGCATCTCAGGTGGCGCTTTCACTAACTACGATGAAGGTACAGCTGCAACAGCAATCTCACAGCTTGATGGAAACCACAAGCTAACAACAGGCGCAATCAAGGATGCAGCTCTTACCCTTGCTGGTAAGAACATCCCTCGCTTAGGTGAGACATACGTACAGTTCGTACACCCAAAGCAGTCTCGTGACCTTCGCTCTAACCCAGAGTTCATTGAAGTAACGAAGTACGCTGCTCCAGGTAACTTCATGCTCGGTGAAATCGGTCGTTTGTACGACGTAGTTTTCATTGAAACAACACAAATCAAGAAGCTTGCTGCTGGTGGTACATACAGCACAAACACTCTTGTTGGTGCTCCTTCTTCAGCAGGTAGCATTCCTGTTTCTGCTAACACAGCCCCAGGCTCAGGTGGAAACCCAGAGTCTGCTGATTACACAGCAGAAAAGGGTTACCTAACATCAGCTACAGGAAACTCAGCAGATGTTTACGAATCAATCATGATTGGTGACAACGCATTTGGTCACGCAATCAGCCTTCCAGTTGAACTACGTGACGGTGGCGTTCTTGACTTCGGTCGTGAGCACGCTCTTGCATGGTACGCAATCTGGGGTCTTGGTGTTATCACCGACCAGGCTATCGTCAAGGTTTACACAAACTAAGACTCGCTTTACCGATGTCTGGGGACCCTACTCCTTCCTGGGTCCCCAGCCATCATTAATCACAAACTAACATAGGAGAAATACACCGTGGCAAACACACCAACAAGTCCGTTAGATGCAACAGGACGCGCAGCAGAAACTGCAGCGAAGAAGAATGCAAAAGCATTACAAGACCGCAAAGATGAAATTTCAATTGCGGCACAAGTTGAGGCAGAGAGTTTAGAAAATAACGTCTTTGACCCAAAGAAACCAGATGCTCCACTTGTCCTAGATGACATTGAGAACATCGGAGTTACAACAGCGAATGACTCAGTCATTATTCGCACAATTACAGATATTGACGAGATGACATACGGAGTAGGAAACCACTACAGCTTTAAAGCTGGTGTGAAGTACCGCGTCTCTGGTCACCTTGCTAACTACCTAGAAGAGCTCGGATATATTTGGCGGCCTAACTAAGCCCCCAAAAAGTAGTCCGACCCTCAACTGGTTCCCGCCCTCCTCCCAGTTGGGGGTTGGACCTTTTTTATTGAGTTATTTTTGAGATGATTACTTCATACAGCTTTTGGAGGTTACGTGGCTATTCTTACAAGTTTGGCAGGCCGTTTACGGTCCGAGCTTGGTGACTTCCCTAAATCATTTGTTTTTCAAGCAACTGCTGATGGAACGTCAAAGCGCTACTTAATCCCTTACTCTCCGCTTGATGGTCTTAACTTAATTGTTACCGTTAATGGCGTAGACGTTTCTACAACTGTAGAAGTTGAAGAAGCAACTGGATACATTGTTTTTGACACCGCCCCTATCTCAGGTCGGTTAATTGTTGTTGCTGGAAATTACTATCGCTACTTTACAAGTGCTGAAATTGAGCAGTTTGTTACTACGGCTTTTCAACAGCACACCGCAAATCACACAGATGCTTATGGTCGTTCTGTTGCTATCTCAACTCTTCCTACATTGGAAGAGTACCCAGTACTTGTTTGGGCTTCTACCTTAGCTCTTTACACACTAGCTACTGATGCTTCTTTTGACATTGATATCACCGCTCCTGACGGAGTTCAGATTCCACGCTCTGAACGCTACCGTCAATTGATGCAGATGATTGAAGTACGTAAGACTCAGTACAAAGAGCTTTGTTCACAGCTTGGTATTGGTCTTTATAAGATTGACGTCTTTACTATGCGCCGAATTTCTAAGACTACAAATCACTATGTACCTATCTACACTCCTCAAGAGATAGACGACAGAGAACCAAAAGAACGCGTTTACATACCGATACCTACCTACGGCGGTATAAAGAAACTAACCTCTGCGTTTACTCAGGACTTGTACGTATACACTGGAGACAGCTACTCAGTACAGATTCAGTTTGGCTTTGAGGTCAATGGGTATGTTGCTAAATCAGAGATTCGTCCTGCTCCTAATAGCCCAATTCTACTTGTCGCTTTTACAACTTCCTACCCCAATGTAGGAGCCGTAGACGGGACTGGGTTACGTACACTTCAGCTAGACCTAACTGCTGCACAGACATTGAAGCTTCCTGGAGTCTGCTATTACGACGTACAGCTAACTGACTCAAGTGGGCTGGTTCATACCTACGTTACTGGAAAAATCTTTGTAACTCCACAGGTGACTCAATGACCACCCAATATGTTCGTCCAGGTGAAGTTACAGTACCAAATCCAGACGTTATTATCATCGGTGCCCCATCTCCAGGAAGTATTTCTGGAATAAATCCAATCGTAGTTGGGGGACCTGCACTTCAAGTTCTTGCATATACTCATACCCAAAGCGTCTCGTCTAATACTTGGGTCATAAATCATGGTTTGAACTTCTTTCCTAACGTAACGGTTGCTGATTCTTCTGGAGCCATTTGCGAGGGAGAGATTGCATACACAAACAATGATTCGTTAACTGTAACTTTCACAGGCCAATTCAGCGGCGTAGCTTATCTGTCATAAGGAGACATGAAAAATGGCACGTAGATTTTTAACCTCAATTGATTTAGCTAAGAACGAGCTTCAAAATGCTCGTATTCAAAACTTAGCAGCTGACCCATCTACTCCTGTTGCTGGTCAGGTTTACTACAACACAGTCGCAAATGAAATGCGCATCTACAATGGCACTGCATTTGAAGCCATTGGCCTTAACGGTGTAACAGCAGATGCTGCAGAACTTAACCTACTTGATGGTGCCACACTTACGACCACAGAACTTAACTATGTAGACGGTGTTACCTCTGGTATCCAAGGACAGCTTGACCTAAAAGCTCCTTTAGCTAATCCTACTTTTACTGGGGTTGTAGATATTGCATCTACTGCAACAATTCGTTTTGATGGCGCCACAGCTGATGCTAATAAGACAACACTTACAGTAGTTGACCCAACTGCTGGACGAACAATCTCTTTGCCAAATGCTACAGGTACCGTAGCTCTTGTAGAAAATAAGCTACATGATTTTGCTCTTGCCACTGCTTCTGTTGACCTTAACAACCAGAAGATTACAAACCTTACAGACCCAGCTAACCCACAAGACGCCGCTAACAAGCGCTACGTTGATGCGGCAGTTGTCGGTATTGAGTGGAAGCCATCAGTTCGTGTAGCAACTACAGCCAATGGAACTCTTGCAACAGCGTTTGCTAATGGTCAAGTTGTTGACGGCATTACCCTTGTTACAGGTAACCGCATCCTTATTAAGAACCAGACTACTGGAACTGAAAACGGTCTTTACACAGTAAACGCAACAGGTGCTCCTACACGCTCAACTGATGCAGATACTTCAGCAGAACTTACAGCCTCTTTTGCAGTCTTTGTAGAAGAAGGAACCGCAAACGCTGATTCTGGTTACACGCTAACAAATGATGGAACAGTAACAATCGGAACAACAGCGTTAAGCTTTACACAGTTTACTGGACTTGGTCAGATTACAGCAGGTAACGGTTTAACTAAGGCAGCTAATACTATTGATGTTGTTGCAGGCCTTGGTATTGTTTCTAACGCTAATGATGTTGCAATTGACACAGCAGTAGTTGTCCGCAAGTATGCAACAGCTATTGGTGATGGAACAGCAACCTCAATTACTGTTACACACAACCTAAACACTCAGGATGTAACTGTCGGTGTGTACTCAGCTACTTCTACTTACGACGAAGTTGAGTGCGACATTCAGCACACCACAGTTAACACAGTTACTCTTCTCTTCTCAGTAGCCCCTACCGCAGGACAGTATCGCGCAGTAGTTCACGGGTAACACATGAGCAGAAAAAGCCTTGTTCCGTTAAACGTACTGGCGGCAGCAGCTGCGCCAACAATACCGACGCTTCGTGCTGGTGACGTTTACTTCAACACTACAGACAATACCCTTTACAGTTACTCAGGTTCTGGCTGGGTTGCTGCTGGAGGTTCTAGCACCACTGTTTTGTATGGAACGTTTGCTTCTCGTCCAGCTGCTGGTAGCGCTGGTCGTGTTTATGTAGCAACAGATACTTATAGTCTTCTTGGCAATCTTGGACATCTCTATTTAGATAATGGAACCACTTGGGAAAAAGTAGGGCTTCTTCCGCAAGACATTTACGACTCAATTAACGGTGGTGTTGGTTACGCACTTGGCATAGATGCAGCAAACCACACTGCAGCCCTTGCATACACTGATACAAAGATTGCTAACGAAGTACTTGACCGTAACGTAAACATCGCTAATGCTAAGAACGAAGCTGTTGGTATTTCACAGACGTATACCAACACACGTGAGACAGCAATTACAACTGCTTACCAGACATACGCGGACCAAGCAGAGGTAGATGCTAAGGCTTACACAGATGCCCGTGAGACTGCCGAAATAGCAGCACGCAACACGGCAATTTCAACACACAACTCTTTAACTACTTCTGTACATGGTATTGCTGATACAGCAGCCCTTGCAACTAAGGCTTATGCTGATGCGGCAGTTGCTACAGAGACTACAAACAGAACCTCTGCTATTACTTCTGCTATATCTACAGAGGTTACAAACCGTAATACAGCAATTGCTTCAGCCTCTGTTACTGACCAGGCTTACACAGACACCAAGATTGCAACAGAGGTAACTGATAGAAACGCCGCTATTGCAACAGAAACCACTGCCCGTGGCACAGCAATTTCATCAGCTATCTCTACTGAGGTTACTAACCGTACTACGGCTATTGCAGCAGAGGCTTCCCTGCGTATCAGTGGAGACGCTGCATCACTTGCTAGTGCCAACACCTACACCGACGGTAAGTTCACTGCTCTTACATCAACCGCTGTGCCCGAAGGGACAAACCTTTACTACACACAAGAGCGTGTACAAGATGAAATAAACAACACCCTTGTTGCTAGCACAGGCTTGACTGGAACTTACAACGACACTAACGGTACCTACACACTTGCTATTAACTCAACTGTAGCAACACTCACTGGTACGCAGACTCTTACAAACAAAACTTTAACTAACCCTTACATCAATGACACAGTTGTTGTACTAGCAAGCTCTACAGAGCTAAACCTATTAGATGGCGCTACAGTAACTACTGCTGAAATTAACAAGCTTGCTGGACTTACAGCCTCAACTGCACAGCTAAACTTTGTAACTGGTGTGACCTCTGCTATTCAAACTCAGTTCTCTGGTAAGTCTGATACAAGCCACACTCACTCATTTCAAGCTGCAAGTAATGAACTTACCGCTTTATCTGGGCTTACTGGTGTTGGGTTTGTAAAGCGTACGGGAACTGGCACCTATGCGATAGATACAAGTACTTACGCTCTTGCTACATCCCCTACTATCAACACCTCAATTATTGCTGGAACACTAAACTTTAACCTTCTTAACACCTTTGCAACTACCATTAACTTTGGTGGAGAAGCTACTACTATGGCTGTTGGGTCTAACGATGCTACCTCGGTCTTAACTTTAAACGCACCTACAGTTAAGGGCAATTTAACTTACGTCAATCTATACAACACCACTGCAACCACAGTTAGCTTTGCTGGAGCAGCAACTACTCTTACAATTGGTGGAACTCCTTCTGGAGCAGTTACTCATAACTACTCAACTAACCCTACAGCTAGCGGTTCTACAAAGACTGTAAATCTTGCTACTGGTGGCGCATCAGGTGCGGTAACAGTTGTAAACGTAGGTACCGTAACTGACAGCGCAACAAGCTCTCTTAACGTAAAGATACCCGCAGCATTTAGCGGTGCAACTACTGTTCCTTACCCAACAGCTGGCACACAGGCTGCAAATAAAGAGTATGTAGATAACATTGCCTCTGGTCTTACTATTAAGAATCAAGTTGTTTACACTACCAGCGCTAACTTGTCTTCTACCTACGCAGCTGGAACTTCAGACTCTACTGGCGGCCTTGGTATT